TTCCCTCAGGGAGGCACAATTAAATCAGGAGCAGATAGCGGAGTCAACTCAACTGTTTCAGAAAATGCATCGAAATCAACAGTGGGTGGGGATAACTCTGGTGGCGGTAACGCATCAATGTCAACCATGCTAGTTAAAGCAGCGAATCTTCCTGCTTCTACAGTCGGTGTAGTTGACGTACCTTACAGAGGTAGGGTATTAAAAATTGCAGGAGACCGTACATTCGAGCCATGGACAGTTACAGTCCTCAACGATGAAGGTTTTGCATTAAGGTCTAAGTTTGAAGCATGGTCAAGTAGAATACAAGACATGCAGGAAAACTTACAGCACTTTGATAACATACAAGACTATCAAAAAGATGCATTTGTAAGACAGTATGACCGTCAAGGTAACATAACTAGGTCTTATAAGTTTGCTTCTGTATGGCCTTCCAACATCTCTGCTATTGACTTAGCATGGGATAGCAACGATACTCCTGAGGAGTATACAGTTGAATTCCAAGTACAATACTGGGAAGTTGTAACAAAAGAAAACGCAGGAAACAGTGGTTGATTTTTATACCTAATTTATGGTATAATAAATAAACATATAATAGTAGCGGAAAAGTTGAATGTCACAATTATTTGGTTATTCACTTGAGCGCAAAAAGAAGGAATCCCAGAAGGGTCCTTCTTTTGTGCATAAAGATAGTGATGATGCAGCGCAACCCATAGTAGCGGGTGGTTATTTTGGGCAGTACGTTGACCTAGGTGACTCCGCAAATAAATCAAATGAGGTAGAACTCATAGGTAGATATCGTGAGATGTCTATTCACCCAGAAGCTGACGCAGCAATCGCTGATATTACTAACGAAGCAATCGCGGGTGACCTTGATGACCACCCTGTAGATATTGAGTTATCAAATCTACAAGTTTCTCAGAGTGTAAAGAATAGAATTCGTGAAGAGTTTGAAAATATATTATCTTTACTAGATTTTGATAGACGAGCATACGATATTTTCCGTAGATGGTATATCGATGGTCGTCTTTTTTATCATAAAATGATAGACCCAGAAGATCCTAAGAAAGGTATCACTGAGTTGAGGTATATTGACCCTCGTAAGATTAAAAAAGTAATCGAATACGATAAACCAAAAGACCGCATATCACCTGTAGACCCACAGGTTAATGCGCTTATACCTAAAGCAGTTGAGTATTTTATATACAGTCCTAAAGGTTTAAAAGGGTATGAGAATCAAGGTATAAAGATTGCTACAGATGCTATTTGTTTCTGTCACTCAGGACAAATGGATATGCAACGCAACTTTGTGTTGTCACATCTACATAAATCAATCAAAGCCCTTAATCAACTTCGTATGATTGAGGATAGTTTGGTGATATATAGAATGTCCCGCGCACCTGAGCGTAGGATTTTCTACATTGATGTAGGAAATTTACCAAAACAAAAGGCAGAGCAATACCTCCGTGAGGTTATGGCTCGCTATAGAAATAAATTAGTATACAATGCAGACACAGGAGAGATAAGAGATGACAAGAAATTCATGTCAATGCTCGAAGACTTCTGGTTACCACGAAGAGAAGGGGGACGAGGCACTGAAATCTCTACGCTCCCAGGTGGACAAAATCTTGGAGAACTTGAGGACGTCAAGTACTTCCAGAAGAAACTCTACCGCTCACTCAACGTACCCGAGTCACGTTTAGAATCTGATTCCGCATTTAATGTTGGAAGAAGTGCTGAGATTACAAGAGACGAAGTAAAATTCCAGAAATTTGTAGTCAGATTACGCAAAAGATTCTCTGATTTATTCAGTGACCTCCTAAAAACTCAAGTCGTTTTAAAGGGTATCTTTACTCTTGAAGAATGGGATGAGATGAAGGAGCATATACAGTATGATTTCATCGCTGATAATTACTTCTCTGAATTAAAAGAGCAAGAAATACAGAATGCTCGTATGGCATTACTGCAGCAGATGGATCCCTTTGTTGGTCGCTACTTCTCCCTTGAATATTTGCGTAAGCAAGTGTTGAAGCAACCAGAGCAACTCTTCCAAGACTTAGATAAGCAAATGGAAGCTGAAATTAAGGAAGGAAAAGCAATCGACCCACTCGCTATGCCTAGCATGGAGCATGAGCAAATGGCAATGTCTTTAGAGCCAGAACCAGTTGACCCTGCGGAGCAAGGTATCAAGCCTGCGGACTATAAAAAGGGAGATATATAAATAATTATTACGATAAACTAACATTATGCCAACACAAGCCGCTCAAGATATAGTTAATGCGCTGTTTGGAGGTCAGAAAGACCTTTCAGATTACGTTGCAACTGGTATGAACGCTGCTGCTGTTAAAGCTGTGGACGATAAAAAACAGGAAGTCGGTAAAGCGATGTTTGCTCCTCAGGAAGAAGGACCTGAAAACACAGAGCAACCAGAAGATGCCGAAGCACCTGTTGCACAAACACCAGAGGAAACTCCAGATGAAACTGATTCGGGAAGAGATTGAAACTTGTAAAGTAGTTATCACAGAAGGTAAGGGTGGTAGAAAAAACCATTTTATCGAAGGTGTATTTTTACAGGGTGCAATTAAAAATCGTAACGGACGTATGTATCGCACGGAAACTCTTGCGAGAGAAGTGGATAAATACAATGAGTCTTACATTAAGGCGGGACGTTCTCTTGGAGAATTAGGTCATCCTGATGGTCCTACTATCAACCTTGACCGCGTTTCACATTTGATTACTTCTCTTAAACAAGAAGGTAATAACTTTGTAGGAAAAGCAAGAATCTTAGACACACCTATGGGTAATATTGCTAAGAATCTTTTAGATGAAGGAGTAAAACTTGGTGTATCTTCAAGAGGATTGGGGTCAATCAAGGAAGAGGGCGGTATAAAAATCGTTGCTGACGACTTCATGCTTGCAACTGCTGCTGATATAGTAGCAGATCCTTCTGCTCCTGACGCTTTCGTCAATGGAATTATGGAAGGAAGGGAGTGGGTCTATGCGGGTGGTGCTATACACGAGCAAACAATAGACCAAATCAAAGGAAGAATTAAGAATGCTGCGCAAAACCAGATGGAAGAAATCAAACTTTCCGCGTTTCAACAGCTACTAAAATCTTTCTAAGTATAAATAAATATAGCAAATAGCTTACAATTACAGATTTCGGAGACTACAATGTCAACAGAGAATAAAACTCTAGATGAATCGAGTGTAACCGCAAATGCCAAGCCAGGCGAACCTATGCCCAAGCTGGGTGCTGACGGTAGTAGTCTTGCGGGTATCCAAGATTTAGGCGGTCCTACACCTTTCAACAGCAAACCAGACGACGATTCAAATAAAATGAAGACCGTCGCGGGTGGTAATGCTGCTGCACCTACAACAAAACCATCTGATGCATCATCTGCAACAGCAACATGGTCTGATAAAGGTGATGTTAAAGCAGGACACGAGCCAGAAGGCGAGGTAATTGCTGAGGACGAATCAGAAGAAAGAGCAGTCATTGAAGTTGACCTTTCTGCTGACGTTGCTGCACTTACTGAAGGTGAAAACCTTAGTGAGGAATTCAAAGATAAAGCAAAAACAATCTTTGAAGCTGCTGTTGTCTCTCGTCTAAACGAGGAGCTAGACAAAATGCACGAGGATTATGCAAAAGTCCTTGAAGAAGAAATTGATTCAGTCAAAAAAGACCTTGCAGAAAAGGTTGATGAGTATCTTACTTACTCTGTATCACAGTGGATGGAGAAAAACAATCTCGCTGTTGAAGCAGGAATTAAGCAAGAGATGGCAACATCCGTATTGGATGGAATCAAACAAGTTTTCGTTGAGAATTTCATTGAAATTCCTGACGAGAAAGTTGACCTAGTAGATGACCTACAGGGACAACTTAATACTATGGAAGAAAAACTCAACGAGTCGATTGAAGAAAACGTCGGATTGTCTAAGCAAGTCGGCAACTATATTAAGAATGGGATTGTGACAGAAATCGCAGAGGGCTTAAGTCTCTCTCAGAAAGAGAAGCTTATTTCTCTAGCGGAAGCTGTTGAGTTTGATAATGAAGAATCTTTCCGCGAGAAAGTTTCTACACTACGTGAATCATATTTCTCTACAAAACCTGAGATAAAGGGTACTGCTGAAGTAGTAACTGAGTCTAAGGAAGTAGCGGAAACACCTTCAACTGATTCAATGTCAGCATACGTGCAGGCAATCAGTCGTTGGGGCAAGTAAACAATCATCCACAAACTTAAATGTTTAACGCAGAACATCTACAGGAAAAGTGGGCTCCTATTCTAAATCACTCTGAAATCGAAGAGATTTCTGATAAGTATAGAAAATCGGTAACCTCAGTACTCCTTGAGAATCAAGAAAGATTCCTAAAAGAAGAAAGAGGATTAGTAACTGAAGCAGCACCAACCAACTCTCTTGGTGGTACTGGTTTCTCTGGTGGTAGCACAGCTACAGGTCCAGTTGCAGGTTTCGACCCAGTATTAATCAGCTTAATCCGTCGTAGTATGCCTAAGCTTATTGCTTACGACATTTGCGGTGTGCAACCAATGACAGGTCCTACAGGACTTATCTTTGCAATGCGCTCTACAAAAGGCACAAACAGAGACATCAACAACAGTGCTGTTGAGACATTCTTTAACGAAGTAGACACAGAGCATTCTTCAGAGAATAGTGCAGACGGTCTTGCTTCTAACGACCAGACAGGTTCTAACCCAGGTTTACTTGCAGACGGTGCAGGAAACTACACCATCGGTGGACAGGGTATGACAACTGCTCAGTCTGAAGCACTTGGCGACGGTAGCTCAAACCATTTCAACGAAATGGGTTTCTCAATCGAGAAAGTAACAGTTACTGCTAAGTCAAGAGCCCTAAAGGCAGAGTACAGTTTAGAGCTTGCTCAAGACTTGAAGGCAGTTCACGGACTAGACGCTGAGTCTGAATTAGCAAACATTCTTTCAACAGAAGTGCTTGCTGAAATCAACCGTGAAGTTGTAAGAACAGTCTACAAAATCGCTCGCCCAGGTGCACAGAATAACACAGCAACTGCTGGTACATTCGACCTAGACGTTGACTCAAATGGTAGATGGTCAGTTGAGAAATTCAAGGGACTATTATTCCAGATTGAAAGAGATATGAATGCTATCGGGCATGAAACTCGTAGAGGAAAGGGTAACATACTAATCTGCTCTGCAGACGTAGCTAGTGCTCTATCTATGGCGGGTGTGCTTGATTACACTCCAGCTCTTGCAGGCAACAGCAACCTACTTCCTGATGACAATAGCAGCACACTTGCTGGTACTCTTAACGGAAGAATCAAGGTTTATGTTGACCCTTATTCAGCAAACGTAAGTGACGCTCACTTCTATGTTGCAGGATATAAAGGTAGTAGCGCATACGATGCAGGACTATTCTATTGTCCTTACGTGCCTCTACAAATGGTTAGAGCCGTTGGTCAGGATACATTCCAACCAAAAATTGGCTTTAAGACTCGTTACGGAATGGTTGCAAACCCATTCGCTGAGGGTCTAACACAAGGTCAGGGTGCTTTAACTAGCAACGCTAACCGTTACTACAGAAGAGTAAAGGTAACAAACCTAATGTAAGCGAGATGCTTATATTCTTTTCAAGACACCCTGCGGGGTGTCTTTTTTTATGTTATAATATAGTATATGGATTTTATTAGAAGACACATTGGTCCTTCACAGGAGCAACAGACTCAGATGTTAGAAGATTTGGGTCTTACATCTATAGATGA